GGTTTCGGGATGTAGGCCTTGGTGAGCGCGGTGGCGCAGAGCGGCCGTCGCACCGGAAAGAAGTCCTGCAACTGCAGCGGATCTTGCTTCGCGTCGAGCAGCTTGTCATGGCCCTGCACGTACCAGTAGGCCCACTTGGTGGTGCCGCACCAGATCTCCCACACGTCGGCCATGTCCTCGGTCAGCGCACGCAGCGGGTCATCGTCACTGGCAGCGCGACTGACAGCCGATGACTTCAACGCCATCGGCACGCCCTCGGCCGCGGCGCCGAACCGCTTCTTCAGCGCATCCGCGGTCATGGGCACCCGGCGAGCAACCCACCTCCGCTCCTGCCACCGCTTGCACGGCGAGAACAGGAAGTCGGACCAGCGCACGTAGTCGATCGGCGCCCGCTCCTCGGTGATGATGGGGATCACCAGCGGGGCACCTTGGTCGTCCATCACGCCGCCCACGGTGAAGTCCTGCGACTTGAACTCGTAGCGCGCCCATGACACACCCATGCCGGCCACCAGCCGGTCGAGGATGCAGTCCTGCATCACGTAGTAGGGGCTGTTCTCCAAGTCGTCGGCCTCGAACTGGAAGATGCGCTCAAGGATGATGGCCGCGACGCGCGCGACGTCGTCGCCGGGATCGAGGTTGGTGCGATCGACATCGACCTTGGGGATCTGCCCATACATGGCCGCGAGAACCGTCTGCACGTTGGACCAGAACAGCGGGAAGCGCGAGGTGTCGCGGGTGTTGCTGTTGGCATCCTGCTCGGCCAGCAGGTACTTGCGCTCGATGGTCTTGGCCCGCTGGTGCCACTTCTGCAGCCACTTCTTCGATGCCGCGATCTCCTTCGCCCAGTACTCGGGCGTGGCGTGCTCGGCCTGCTCGGGTGTAGCCCCTGCCTGCTGCTGTTGCGGCTTGGGCTCGGCGAGGTACGGTGGCGGCGCTGTAGGCGCTGCCTGCTGCGGCGGCATGACGGGATCAGGCGGCATCGCGGTCCTCAAACAGTCGGTTCAGGTCGAAGGCGTAGTTGGCCTCGACGCCGACGTCGCGGTCGGCGGGGGGCGGCGCTGCGCTGGGCACGTACGGCTTTAAAGCCACGGCAGCATAGCTGAAGGCATCGCCGCTGTGCGAGTGCTCATCGTGCTCGGGCTCGCGCCCGAAGTTGTGGCGGTCCTCGTCAAAGTGGAAGTGCCACTCGCGCAGATGGTGCAGCCCGGCGGCGCAGGCGGCGCGGTTGAAGCTGCAGGTACGCACGAACACGCGCGCCGCATTGATGCGATCGGCCACCGTGGTCTGCGGCACCACGGAGTAGCGGTCGGCCAGTTGGCTGTTGAGGAACAGCGTGACGACGGTATGGCGCGAGCGGAAGGTCTTGGCCCGCGCATCATGCGGGAGGTGGATGCAGCCGAGGCGCTGCTGGTGCGCTGACCATGGCTTGGCCCTGATGCGCTCGATCCACTGCTCGGCATCGAGCCCGGTGGCCTCATCGTGGTCGATGACGTTGAACCCGCCGGGGCAGGGCTGCACCCACCACCACGCAGCCGCGTCGCGGAAGCCGATGTCGCTGAACAACTCGATGGGCGCACCGCCGGGGTCATACAGGTCGGCGCCTGCGATGCGACCATCACGCTCGGCCTGCTCAAGGTAGCTGCCGAGGATCGAGCCGACGTTGGCGGCGCTGAAGTCGCAGTCGTACTCCTGCCGGTACAACTCATCCGGCATGGTGCGCCGCTCCTCCTCCAGCACGTCCTGCTGGATCAGGTGCGTGTCACTCACCGGGTGGTAGCCGGCGTACCACGCAGGCGCCGTCTGCGCATGCGTGTAGAGCGCATGCGCGTGGTTGTAGCCACGGGGCGTGGTGATGAACAGCAGCGAGCCGCCGTTCTCAGCGAGGATCGGGCGCACGAACTCGTAGGCCTTCGGGCTGGTCAGGGCGTACTCGCTGAACGTCACGTGCTTCGGGTTGGCACCGACGAGCGCATCGAAGTTGTCGGCACCGACGAGGCGCCAGAGGGAGCCAGTGATCAACTCGATCTTCATCTCGTCCTCGATGCGCTTGCGCACGATCGAGCGGGGGAAGGCGACGTCGATCAGGCGCTCGCCATCTCCGGTGAGCGCATCCCACACCACCTTGCGCGCCTGCTTGTAGGTCGGCAGGCAGTGCCACACCTCGCAGCGCACGCGCAGTGCCTGCTCAAGCTCGATGAACAGGGCCACGCGATCCTTGCCGGCACGCCGATGGGCGACGACGACGGCACGCTTGCCACCCGCGTGGAAGTAGTCACGCAGCGGCCGCTGCCATGGCCGCGCCTTTAAAGTGATCTCATGCGTGAGGCCGTTGTCCCGCGGTGGCTGGTCCCATGCACCGCGCGTCTTACTCATCGGGATCACCACCACGCAGCACGGCCTCGGCATGGATCACGCGCTCGACGTGCGACGCGGCGCCATTGGTGCGATAGGCCACGCTGCGTGCCCACGCTTTAAAGCTCTCAAGCTGCACGCGCTTGCGCTCGTTCTCAACCTGCAGCGCGATGTAAGCTGTGGTCGCCGTGTCATCGTCAGCGACCTTGTGCAGCAGGCGCACCAGCAGCGGCTTGTAGGCGGCGTCATTCATCGCTGTCACTGAGCATGCGCGTGATGATGGTGATGGGGCGCGCCGGGTCGCCACCGATCAGCGTGGCCTGCAGATCCGGCATCACCTTGCGCAGCAGCGCAACAGCAGCCGTTACCTGATGCGGCTCGACCTGCTTCTTGCCGTCAGCGACCTTGTGCAGCAGGCGCACCAGCGACAGCGCCTTGATGTGCATGCGCGCACGCTCTGCGCTGGTCGTGTGCCCGTCGCGCTGCTGCGCGAGCGGCCGCGGCACACGCCTGCGTCCGCGCTCCGCGCGCACCGGCTGCAAGGCGCCCTTGGCAGGCACCGCTAACTCGTTGACTGTCGCGCTCTTCTGCATGGGGCGCGATTGTCCGCTGTCGGCGCCTGTCCGACAAGCGTGCGACGATCGCGGCCTCGCGCACACCCGCGCGAGTGTGTGTGCGCTTCCACGTACATGTGATACATGTATGTATTATATGTATTGGGAAAACAATACATAGATCGACGCGCGGGTGTGCGCGAGGCTCGCTCACTTGTCTCCTCGCCGCACGCGATAACCCCCGCCGCCCTGCCCCTCGGATTCCAGCGTGCCCCGCTGCGCCATCCGCATCAGCATCTGCCGCGTGGCCGTGAAGGTCTTGCCAACCATGTCCGCGATGTCCTTGGCCGGCGTGTACGCCGGGTACAGCGGCGCCAGCAACAGCAGCAGGCGCGTCTGCATCAGCGTGCCTCTGAGTTCCCACGGTTTCGCCTTGGAGCACTGCCAGCCACCGCCCGCCGGCATCATCTCGATCACGATCTCCTGCTCCTGCACCAGCTTGCCCTGCGCCCGCAGTGTGCGGTACTGCATCGCGTGTTCCTTGTCGGCCTCATCCATGCCGCGCAGATCCGGTCGCTCCATGTACACGTTGGCATGCGATCCACCTGTGAGGCCATAGCTGCCACTGATCTTGGCCTGCCACTCGTCATGCTTGCCCTTGTTGGCGTGATGCACCACCACGATCGCCACCTCGGGATGCTGCAGCGCGAAGTCGGCGATGCGTACGATCGCGGCGTAGTCGCGCGCATACACGCCCTTCTTCTCGTTCTCGTTCAACTCATCCCTGATGCGTGCGAACAGGTCCACGATGATCAGCTTGGTGCCGCGGTCGATCTCCTGCTGCATGGCCGCGAGCGCGCCGTCGCCGACATCCATCGTCAGGCTGTAGTCCAGCGGCACCTCGGCCGGGATCGCGTGCGCCTTGCTGATGCGATCGTCGCGTTCCAGCATCAGGGCGTGCCATTGCTCAAGGTCGAAGTAGCACACGCGCGACGCCGTTGTCTCGCGATCGAGGAACGGCTTGCCCGCGGCCACGCACAGCGCCATCTGCAATGCAAGGTAGGACTTGCCGGTCTTGGGTGGCGCGGCCAGCAGGGTGAGGCCGGGCGCGATCAGATCCGCCACCAGCCAGCGCGTGGCCGGGATGCTCATGCGCTTCAACTCGGCGCGACTGAAGCGTTCCGGCAGGTTGCCCGGCAGCACCCGTGGCGGCGCCTTGACCCGTGGTAGCTCGGGTACCGCGGGCGGCTGCTCCGGTGCCTGCCCGGCCCGCGCAAAGGCCTGTG